CGATCACTTCAGGGTAATGCTTTGGGCGAACCCTCAGAACTTTCATACTGTCAACCTCCCAAATTGCACATCAAAAATATAAATCGAGCTGTTTCCTTAGAGCCGCCATTTGCGACGTGGGTACTCACCGGCTGGAGCATTGGACCAAGGACCGACCCTGGCACTCGAAAATATCATTGATTAGTAACCGAAGCAGCTATACTTACGAGCCTCTTTTGCCCGTGCTTCGACGACATCCCGAGCCACATAGTTCAGGTTGATGGTGTAACTGGGAATGCCGTAAGCCTTTGCGGCCTGGTTCTCGATTGCGCAACCACGGTACGCTTTCTCTTCATCATATACGCCGATGAAGTAATCGGCCTCCGACAGCATCTTGATGCGTTCGGCGAGACACCAAAGTGCCTGGTTCGTGCCACTCGGAGGATCAGGAATATAGGTCTGGATAACATCCAGTTCTTCTCCAAAGACGGCCTCTGCAATGTTGTGCATCTGCATCATGGTCCCACGGATCTGGGCTTCGGTACGGTCTTTCATAGGGCAGCTGATAAACAGTTTCTTCATATGCTTCACCTCAGAACGGAATTTCGGTGGGGTCGCTCGGCTCTGCCATGTCTGCTTCAGGAGCCGCAAACCGGGCATAGCGCTCTGCATACGGGTCAGAGTCAGCATCCTGCTCTACGTACATGACATCGGCATACAGGCTGAACTCTCCCGGGTTGTTGCGCTTCTCTACGAGGTTGCACAGGCAGTTGACGTTCTTGACGCGGATGTAATCCAGCTGACCGACCATGTCGATGTCACAGAGCAGCTTTTTGCCGGTGGTGGTCACCCAGTAGACGTGCGGAGGCCACTTGGACTCCATGTTGACATTGACCGGAACGAAATAGGTCGGCAGAAACGGCTCATCATAGGTCTTTTCCGGATTCGGACGAGTCTGCTTGACCGTTACGCCCATGTCCATCAGATGATGCGCCATGTCTTCGGTCAGAACCAGATTGACCCGGCGCTTGTTGGAGCCGAAGCGGTCGCGGCTGGGGTCGCCGCTGAAGTTGGTAGTAAAGATGAAGCGAGTATTCTCGATAGATACCTTCTGGCGTTTGTTAATCATAAATATCAGTCTCCTTTTTATCTTACATCAAAATTCTGTGCAGCTTCGTCCTGCACATCGTCCCACGGAATATCAGGCTTCTGCCAAGGCGGTTCACCCAAATCATTGGAAGCGAACTGCTCGAAGTCACCATACTCGGAAATGGCCTCGACAGCTTTCGTCGCCATCTTATCAAAATAAGACCGGTCGATAGTCTCTTCCAGATGCAGGTTATAGACCATCTCGCTTTCCAGCCAGCGATAATCCTTCGCGCCAGTAACAGAGTCGTATTTGGCCTCACCATTGTCTTTGGCGCCTGCTTCTCTCACAAGCAGTGCGCCGCCGCATCCGGGTTTGATAGGGCAGAACTGGCCAACGCGCCCGACAAAAATATAATTGTGCTCTCCCTCGGCCAAGTCCTCGTTTTTATCGAGGTAGATAGCGCCCTTCGATACCGATTTGGTCTCGCAGAGATCGTTGAACACAATATCTTCGTGAGAGAAGAGCGTCTTAAACACATACGGAACCTGAAACTGAGTACCGGTGGCAGTCCACTCTCCGCCTTCCTTCTCGTTATCGCCCGGCACGTATCCATACCAAGCCTTGCAGTCAGCTGCGTCCATATACCTTGCAATGTAGACTGCATTGTTCACGAGGCACATCTTCTCGTAGGTGGCCTCATGCTCAAACTGGTAGCCGTACTTCTCTGCAAACTTCATGCAGAAGTCGATGATCTCCGGCGTAGCACCGGGGATCTTGATGGAGTCGGTCTTGATATGGGCAACCGTGAAACCGCGCTGCTGTACCTCATCCTGCAAAGTGCGCATAAATAAAGCCCCTCGAAGCGCCACGATGTTGTTGGCGTTCTTGGGGTTGCGGAACGGATTGTCGAAGGTTGCACTGGTCAATCCGTACACCGAGTTGATGGCGATCTTCAGCGCCTGCGCCAATGCTTTCGCCTGCGCAGGGTCATCCAGATACTTGGCCAGCTTCCCGCCAAAAAGCTTCTTGGCCTTGTCATACTCCTTGTGTTTGACATAGATACGTACATCCATAAGGTCATTGAAGTTCTTGGTGTACTCACCAAAGTAGTTCATGGCGACCGCCGAGTGCGGGTGCAGCGATGCCACATCCAGCAGCGCGACATTCCAGTACATACCAGGTTCGGCATAGACATAGCCGCCCAAACCAAGGTCTGTTCCACGGAACATGTTGTGCATCCGGCCATCGTCGCCTTTGGCCCACTCGTAACCCGGGAAGGCATTGATGATGTTTTTGGATACCAAAATATCAGGCTCGACCTCGGTCAAAGCGTCCTGTTCTCCGGTCGCAAGGTCGGTGTAAACCAGCTTCGGGTGCCTTTCCTTGCCAAAGATGATGCGCGTGGTCAATGTGTTGGTCGTGTCGTTGACCGTCAGCCCGGCAATATCTGCCAGGATCTCCCGGGCTACAAAGTCTGCATGACGTGCGTTGAACACGGCTTCTGTTGCCAGAACGTCATTGTCGCAGTATTCCGCGACCTTGTCCCAAAGGCTTTTCGGCACGGGCTGGTCCCACGGTAAACCGAGCTCTTGGTGATGGATGCCCAGTTCGATCTCGAACTTCTTCAGACTCTGCTTTTTGGCAGAGAAGTCATAAATATCCGTGTAGGACAGATTATACGCCTCACCGAAGAAACCGGTATGTTCGTTGATGATACGGTTCGACAGCGCATAGAGCTGCTCTGTCGTCCACCCCAGCATGCAAGCCCAAAGCATATGATTGTCGTACTTGCGGTTATTGAAGCCGACGAGCCGGTAGTTTGTCAGTGCTTCGACCTCGCTGGCGGTAGGATTCACCATGCGATGAACCGGCTTATCCTCGCCTGCCAGTTTCCAGTTGATGAGGAAAAGGTTCGGAAAAACCTCACAGTCAAAGAACGCGATAGGGGCTTCCAAAATATCAGTCTCGCTCTTTGCTTCCTCTTTGGACTTGAAATGCATCTTTGCCACCGTCTTGACGCAAATATCAGCCTGATTCGTGCTGCTTGCGGCAAAGAGCAGGATAGCATTGCGCATATCGTCCACGTCATAGACCACATTGCCCTCGTATGCCTCCTCCATGACATGGGCAATAAAATCCACATTCGGCTTCGTGTAGGGGCTGATTTCCTTGGCAAGTGCCTTTTTGATCAGTATCCTCAGATGCCTTTCGTTCTGGACCTGCTTTGCATCGACCATTTTTTCTCCCTTCAACGGCAGACCACTGCTGATGGAAGCCACCGAAATATCATTGCATTTCGACAGCTTTCTCCGCAGTGAAGATTTTCCGGTAAATACTTTGACTTCGATGTTTTCGTCGTAAATGCGGCTGAGCTTTGTGACATCGCCCGTGTAAATATAATGCAGATGGATGCCCGCACCGGATTTGCTCAGCTCCGCATAAGTCCGGGGCCATTTGGATGCAGCTTTAAGATTTTTCTCAAAGCATTTCTTTCCATCCGGTCCCGGAATATCAAAGTCGATGACGATATGCTCCTGCGGAATCCGCACGTAATGAAGCCTCGACGTATCAAGGTCGGACAGCGTCGTGCGGACATCTTCCCATTTATCGGTTGGGGTTCCGTTCTCATTGGCATATTGTGCAGGGCATCCCGCGCAAATATCATCCAGAAGCGAGTGCTGCTCTTTGAACTCGACCCATGATGAAGCAGGCGGCTCAGATATTCCCTCTTCCGCAGGTTTTGGGTCTGCAAACTCAGGGAACTTGTCCACCTTGAAACCACTGTAGTAGCTCCGAACGCGCTCCCCGTTCACATCGGCTTCTCTTTCCTTGTAATCGGAGAAGTAATTCATCAGCTCCTCACGGAATGCTCTGCGCGAATACGGATATTGGACATTCGTTTCGGCGTTGTAGTCCTTGTACATGGCCCACGCACGCTTCAGCGATACACCGTCTTCCTTCTTAAAAATATAAAAGGAGTCCAGCATAAAGTTGTAGAAGTCGTTGGACGCTCCCAGCATCCGGGTCGGGATGTAATCGTCGTACTGGCGCGGGTTTGCCTCATAAACCTCCTTGCAGTGCCATGCGATGCCGCCAAGTTCAAAGTTCACCTTGTGGACAAGGTCAAGATACTTCTTAGCAGGCAGCTTGTTACCGGTTGGCGTCACGTCGATGAGTCTTCGGATAAGGCCCGATTTTGCATCGGTTATCTTAACTGCCTTGTTGGTGCCAAGGAAAAGGAAGCAGTTGAACCTCGTGGGATATTGACTTTTGAACTTCTCATTGACCAGCATCGTCTCGTGGGAGACCAGCGAGTTCAGCCGGGTGTTGTCCTCGATGCGGGAAAGGTCACCGTCGTGCTGGATGGAAACAAGTGGATTCGACTTAAACGCCTCCAGCGCGAATGCATTGGAGGATGAACCCAGCGCCCTCGAGTCGAACACGCCGCAGTAGCCCTCGAAAAGCTTCTGGACGATGTTCAGCACCGTAGATTTACCGCTTCCCGGGTCACCATACAGCACAATGAACTTTTGGACTTCCTTCGAGGCACCATTCACAACTGCACCGATAGCCCATTCCAGCTTTTCGCGTTCCTCCGGAGAATATAAAACGCCCATGAGTTCGTCATAGGCGTTTATACTTCCGGGTTCTAGCGGATACGGCAGACGCTTCGAGGCGTAACTTTCCTTTTTGACCGGAGTGTTGGAAAATATCAATACCTCATCCAGCGGATGGAAGTTATCCCGCATCTGCCTCTGACAGTATTTGTGCCAGTTGTCGATCATGCCGGACTCCGCATCCCACATATAAAGTACATGAAACCCGTTGTTATGGGTCTTCTGGTACTCATCTGCATAGATTCGCAGCTCCCGGTCGATGGTTCGGATGACGTCCTGCTCGTCCGTACTCCAAAGCCCCCGCTCTTCCATCCAAATGGCGTAGAAGTCAGAGCCACGTATCATCAAATCGTTCGGCTTACCGACGATGAACTTCGGATAAATCTCCGTTACGCCCCGCTTTCCCGGGCGGGTGTCGATTTTGAAGAAATCGCTCATGATGAATCGATTTCCTCCTTTCTGTGAGATTTATTCCGGCTTCTTCGTAATGCTGGCCTTGCCGTCGCAGCAAATATCGTTTTCAGGCACAGTCGGAGAGTCATTCTCTTCCTCGCCGTGCTGGTCATAGTTGTGGTGCATCATAGCAAGCTCTGCTTCCGTGTTGCGTGCTTTTGCCTCCGCTTTCTTAAGCTTCTCGTCGCTCTCGCCAAGCATCCTGCAGGCAGTAAAGCCAAACCAGAGAAGCCCCGCGATGAGGATATTCTTCCGCAGCAGCTTGCCGCGCTGCTTCCGGATGGTCGTCTCCGCCATCTCAAGAGCCGACTTGGTGGTCGCCAGTTCGTACATGACATTCATCATTTCCATTGTTCATTTTCCTCCAGTAATTCAGGTCGGTAAATATCAGCCGACCAATGTGCTCCATGTTTCGGCACGATGTGACTCGCATCAAAACTCTTTCATCATCAACAAATTGTTCAATAACCCCTTCCATCGTGATGCAGACCTTCGATACATAAATATCAGGCTTCATTTTCTGCCAACCAGCCCATCAGCTGATACCAAATATCAATCCGGCGCATATCCTCTTTCGGATGCATCAGCGTGAAAAGTCCACCGGCACCGTTGGGCTGATATTCCCGAGCATTGAATCGGTCCAGCACACTCTGCGCCCTCTCCTCGTCGAAGCGGGTGTCATCCATGGCCACGAGCCCAAGGCTCACGACCATATTCCAG